TAACATTTAACATTAACACAAACATTAACACAAAAATTATGGCAAATTACATTAAAATTAAAGCAGCAGACGTAAATGTTGCTAACCAAACATCAGACGTTTTAATTGGTGGCGTTGTATCTGTATTCCAAGGATTGGCAAACGGAGGCGGCGACGCTAACAAGTGGACAGTTTATACTGACTCTGGAAAAAGTTATTTATTCACAACTACTGGAAAAGGTAAAGAGTGGGCTGATCAATTTATTTCAGCTGTTACTGCTAACCCAGGCGGTATTATGTCAATCGTACAAAATACTACAGGTGTAAAAGTAACTGCAATCGTTGTAGCTTAACTTAAATTATTAATCATAATTCCCTGTTAGTTTTCTAGCAGGGTTTTATTAAAACTAAAAAAATGGGAAATTATTCAGGAAACCATCCTCGTTTTTCAAAAAGACAAGAAGAGCATTACGATGCTAAGATGGCACACGATAAAGATCTTACAGCTTCTGCTAGATTACATTATTTAGAAAATGATGAAACTCATCATCCAGCTAAAAATTATGACACAGATAAAGGTTCTCATGCGCACCCGCACCCAGCAATGATGAGTGAAGACTTGTCAAATCCGGTATTAAGTGATGACATGAATCTTACAGGTAAATCATATGTTGGAGATAAAGATGGAAGTTTAGGTTTTGACGTACCAAATAAAAAATTGGATTATCCAGTTAAAAAACATGGATCCATGAAACGTGATCAATCAGCTACTCATATAGATTATGCAAACTATAAAGGTACTGACAAAGGTTATCATGGGCATAGCGGTTCATCTCACGAAGATCAATCTGCAACACATAGAGATTACATGAAAGGTAATGTATCTCACCCTGCTAAAGAGCATGGAAAAAATCATGGTGTAGCAC